GGCTCCAGCATCGGTCTGCTTTTGGCAGCCGGCGGCTTAGTATTCTTTGGCTTGGCTCTGATGGGATTGGGATTTGCTTTAAAGTCTATTTCAACTCGCGATCTAAAAGCTATTGCCCTTTTCACAAGCTCCTTAGCGGAGATGGAATTGGCGAACATGCGTGAATTGGCAGATTTGATAGAAAGAGTGGCCACGGCGATGGGCCGGATCCCGCCAGGTACAACCAGGATCATGTCAGTTATGATGGAAAACACTGCTGTGGCGGCCCGTTCCGCTACCGCATTGTCCCAGGCTCGTGCAGGTGCCGCCGCCCCGGCTCCCGCAATGACAGCAGCCGGTGGAGGCGGAGGAAGCGCGAACCTGACTGTAAATCTCAAGTTGGACGGTGAAATTCTAGCTAAGAAGGTAATTAAGATTACACAAACAAATGAAGGCATACGTGCCGCCGAAGCTCAACGTGGCATCGGTGGCGCAACGTTCCTGCCGTGAGGATGATAAAACATGTCAAAATTATTCGATATTAAGAAGTACGATAACGTTACGACAGACAAGCAGGCTTGGCAAGATCTGAAATCCCCTTATATAGATGCATCGGACGCTCTAGGCAACCATGGTTTTGTCATTGGATTTAAACATGTACCCACCGGGAAACGTGTGCAGTTTAAGGCATTCATTACAGCATTTAACGAAACCTATAGCTCTGATTGGGCGTCTGAAACAGTCTTTGGCCGCGGCGATCCAATCTATACCTTTAAGAACACGACGCGAACGCTCAGCCTTGGTTGGTTGATTCCAGCCGCTAGTGTGAGCGAAGGATATGATAACCTACACAGGCTACAGCAATTTATTCAGTTTTTATATCCTACATATACGAATGTTCAAGGTGCGCAGACTATTAATCAGTCGCCTTTGGTAAGGATAGAACTAATGAACATGTTGCGCTCGCGAACTGATCCCGCAGGAGATGGTTGGGATAAATATAAGAATAAGAAATTTGACGGCGGAGTCAGCAACTGGAGCCAGAACGCTCAATCTGCGATCAACGGACTTTTGGGCGTCATTGGCAATGTCTCTATCGCCCACAATCTCGACAACACGGATATCGGCGTTTTTGAGCGCGGAATCGCCATCCCCACAGAAGGCCAAAATGGTGCAATGTCATCGGCTCGTATTCTTCCCAAGATGATTGAGGTTCAAATAGACTTTTCCGTAATCCACGAACACCCCCTCGGATGGCAGGACAAGGGCTTTGGTCGCTCAGATAACCACGAGGGCATGAATTTTCCATATGGCATAAACCCTGTCATCGTAGAGGCTCTTTCCAGTGAAGCTACTGTTAATGAAGGACAGAGCCCTAGCGATCCGTCGACCACGGCCGGCCCAGATGATAATTTGCCAATAGGGGATGAAGGAGATCTGACTCCCGCAGAACCGGATGACATATCCGGTGGTGGCGCCCAGGCCCAGGCCATGGCCGCCCAAGGGGAGATCATTATGGGCAACAGACTTGTGCGAGAGGAGGGTGAGTCGGACGAAGCATTCGAACAACGTTTAAGGATCCTTGCGGAGGCAACCGGGCGACAACTCCAGGAAGCTACTTCAGACGACTTTGCCATCATAGACCAGATTCGCGCTGCGATGGGAGGAACATAAACTATGCCTAGATATAAGTATAACCGAGTTATTGACAACAAAAGCGAGTTCTATCGTTTCTTGCGCGAGAAGCGTGAGGTGCATGATAATATCATTCATTACGCCACCCCGATTCTCCACACTCCTACGATGCAAGAGAGAGCTAATGTAAAAACAGATACCCATGTGTGGTCATACGGAGATCGTTTCTATAATTTGGCACACAAATACTATGGTGATGTTTCCTATTGGTGGGTTATCGCGCTTTATAACGGATACCCCACAGAAGTGACGATTAAAGCCGGCAATGTTATCTATATCCCATTGGATCTGGATGCTGCTTTGACCGCATTGCAGATGTATTAAGTGAAGGAGGTATATCATGGGTTTCAATGACGACTCCTTCAACTTGCTCGCAGACGCGCGGAATGAAAAAGCGCAAGCAGACGCAGAGGCCGAGGCAACCGCCACCGCTGCCGCCGCAGCACTCACTGACGAAGACATTGAATCTCAAGCTCAAGGTGACGCCGAAGAGCTTATAGCAGAACATTTTAGCAAGAACGACGAACAAGTTTCGCAAATAACCACGGACACCGCAGCCAATTCCGAACAAATCAGGGACTGTGCTATTGCTGCCAATAAGGATTTAGATAAACTAAAACATACATATGAGAATGTTGTCTTATTGCTGACACGCCCGGTAAACAGCCAAGGTGAGAATGTTGGAGACGCACCCCAAGAAGGGCTTGGTCTTAGTAGAAGCAAATATGACAACTGGTTAAGCAGTCTAAGATCTCATGTTGATCCCCAACAGGGAGGTAAACTATTTGATGTCGGCAATGCCAGATCACCTGTGGGGGCTTCCATTCGTAATAACCAGATGTTTGGTAGTGACAATTTGACCACAGTTGGTCATGCGCTTTATGATGCTTTCCAATATGGACCTTTGGCTCCATGGCAAACACTGCCCGACTGGGATGACGAGTTTGGTTTGGCAACACGCCGTCGTTCGGCCATGATCAACGCACAGATAGACGTCGATACAACTGGAACAGATTCCTCCAGGGCAAACTCGCTTGGTAAAGAGTTCCTCGCAGGATCTGCCGTTGCCGATGTGGGTGTTTCTGGTAAGTTTTTTAAAACAGCTTATCCTGAAGGCACGGGCCTGTTATCGGACTCACAATGGCAAAATTATGTTTTCTTGCAATCCCAGTATCAGGCTGGTGGCGAAATAACAGATGCTGTTGATTATTCTTATTGCCCAGTAGCTAATTATCCAACCGGCTGGCAAACTGGTCTCATGGTGCTGCTTAAAATTGTAGCCACCATGGTAGGCAGCGCGTCCGAGACCTCAACGGCACAGCAGGCTACAAATTTGGTTTACGGCTCAAACGAAATTCTAGATCCCGACAACAGCGCAGAAGCCATCCTTAAGGCCGAGGCCGGCCTCCAGCGCGTATGTTTTCCAAGATATCTCAAAGATTTCCTTCCATCGACCCCACACACTAGCAATGATACTCCTACGATAAAAAAGGAACGCTTAATAGCTAGCTCAAACCATGGTAGTTATTTGGGCTTTCGAAGCGATGACGGAGATCCTGCGGGAGACACTATTGGAGACGGACAATACGTATCAAATGCTAGCCAACTGTGCAAACAGTTAGGAGAGGCCGCAGCTAAGTTGTCGGCCCTGTCTGAATACCAAAATGAGCACAGTGCGGTCACCTAGGAGATGGTCAAAAAACCATCAACGCCCGCGATGATAAGCCCTAACGTTAGAGCAGGCTTACAGCGCTCCGCAGCAATATTGACTTGGATCACTGGCGAACTTAAACCTTATTTTGGAAATTCTAAACAAACTACAGGCATAGGACAATATTATGTTTGTATTCTAGAGGCCGCCGACAAGCAATCCGAACTGAATGACCAGTTAGAGGAGTTAATTACTGAAGCCGGCGAGAACGCGCGAGAAGTTCCTGATTGGTATGAAAATGCATCCCCCGAGCAAAAAAAGCTTTATGATAATGGTCTTGCGGCCGCCATAGCTGCTCGAAGAAGGCAAGTTGAATTAGGTAAGTCCGACCCACTCGCCGCCGACGGATTGAGCATCCAAGACCACTTATTTAACGAGCAGTGCTTTTTGCTCAGGTTTATAGACCTTTTTGCAGAGCACAAGATTGATTGGCTCGACCCATATATAGCAGACACAGCAAAAGCAAACAAGCGGCTGCCTTATGTCATGAGCAGCCAGAACGATATCCCTGCTAAAGCCAACGCCACGCTTCTAGTTAATGGCGATCCATATGGATTTATTAATAAGCTAACAGTGAGCCCCAAACTTGAAGCTTTAATGAATATTGCAAATCACGAACTATCAAGTATTCAGCCGAGAATTAGACTTTTTAAAGTAGTATATCCGCAAGTTGCAGATGTAGGCACCGATAAAGACGCTTACGAAGTGGAAATGGATTTTGATTCCAACACCACCCGCGAGGATCTTAGCCTTTTTCTTGCAAATGGTGGGTTACGTGGCGTAGGAAGTGGAATTAAAAGCTTTAACTTTAGTTATGAAGGAAGCAACCCATTCGCTGTAAAGAAAAGCATTAAAGCCAATCTAAAGATATTCGCTAATTCGATGGACGAATTGTTTCGCCCGCGCCGAGGAACAAATTCTCAAGGCCAAGAGGTTGAATATAAATATGTGGACTTGGTCTTAAAGACAGGGGGCAACAAGCTTATAAGTGCCGCTGACAATAGTAAATGTAGCAATGGCGCCACCGATACTCAGCGGCAAAACATAGAGTTAGCAGATTTAAACTTTCGACTTAAGGCACAGGTTGGGCTAGCTTCTCCTGGGACTGGCGGCGACCTGAGCGCGGTGTCTTCTGATGTCAGATCAGCCCTTCAAGAGAGCTTTGTTACCCTAAATTTGACACCCACGGTACATAATTTTGAAATAGATGAGCTAGGTAGGGTGATTTTGAACATTAACTATCTTGCTTATATTGAAGAGTTCTTTGATAGCACCCACTTTAATATTTTTGCAGATGCGCACCTGTACAATGATAGTAGCGCCCAGGGCTTGGTCGCGCTACGGCGCCTTCAACGTACAATGGCTCTGGAGCATGTTGCAAAGAAGTGCGATAGTACCGCCAAGAACCAATTAAAGGAAGAATATAAAAAAGAAGTAAATAGAGAAGTCCGCGCGAGCATCAGTTATTTGATAGAGTCTATGATAGAGCAGCGCAAGATAAGATATTTAGAAATTCCCACCGACAAGGTTACGAATATAGATAGATTAAGCCCAGAGGAATTAGAGAAGCTATATAACGACGTTCACAGGGCGATTGTTGATAGGGCAAATATGGACAATGACGCCATCACTGCGGCTATGGCGCAGGATGCAGATGCGCAAGTTCAGAATGATCTTATGAAAAAACTAAGAAACACTCTCGAACAATACGCTAGCGAAACTGCCGAAGGAGAGAAAGAAGAACAAAATGATGACGCGATTGCTCTCGCGCTCATGTCCGGTGATTATGTTAATACTACGTTAACCTATTTCTATGTTAGCGATCTGGTGGACATGATATTGCATAATATTGATAAAGAACTGTCAGCCATGGTCCATGGAAATTCCATAAAGATAGGTTTAAACACGCTGAAGACCCCCAATGAGCAAACCATCACTGTATCCGATGACGTTATTGAAGCGAAGCGCCGCGAACTTGAAGCAACAAAAAGGGCCTTCGAAAAGCTACGAATCTTGCTGGGCCCAGTGGAGATCAGCGCTCAAGGCGGCGGCAACACCGGCACATACAACTTACAAATAACTCTCGGAGACATTCCAATTTCAGTTAAATACTTTGTTGGCTTCTTGACGGACAAGATGTTGAAGAAAAATGAGTCTTTGTACTCTTTGACTAAATTCTTGAATGACTTGTTTAACATCCTTGTTAAAGATTTTCTTAATAGCACTGATTGCGGTACCGCCAATAGTCAAAAGATTCGTGTTCAACAGTCCGCATTGACCAGCTATGCGCCTATTAAAGAAACAATAAATTCAGAAGGAACTTATGATATAGTAACTTTAGCTCAAAGCGGCATATCAATGGGCCGAGAGGCAAACAATCTAGTGAACTTTAGAACCAGTATAAACAACCTGACGACAACAAAACAGAAAAATGGCGAACAAGTATCAATTCTCAACATATCAGGCCCCGAAGGCTCTGCGAAGACGACAGTTCCGTTGAATAATGAATTTAATTTCTTTGTCTATTCTGCGGGACAGGTTCAGCCAATGGAAAGAATGAAGGGTAATAAAAGCGAAGATGAACGTCGCGGCATTTTTCATTATTTGCTGGGACGCGATCGAGGTCTTATAAAGAATATTAAATTGTCCAAGACACAAACGAAGGGGCTAGCCGAAGTGCGCTTTGAACAAGATGGTTACGACGGATTGCAGCAGATGAGAGTCGTTTATGATGTTCAAATCGATTCTTACGCGAATGTTAATACTTTTCCAGGAACCTATCTATATGTAGATCCGAAAGGGTTCCTGCCGCATTACCAAAATGCTCCAGATTTGACGAAAATAGGTATAGGAGGGTATTACATGATTATTCGCGCCGAACATGAATTTGGGCCCGGTACTGCTAATACTACAATTCACGCCAAGTGGGTCAACTCCATTGAAAATGACGCGATTGAAGCAAACTGTAGAGAGCTTGAAACCGAAGCCCATGGTTCTGGGGATCGAGCGAATCCATCTTGCAGATTTGTTGACCCGCCAAAGGAACCCCACACGCCGGCCGAAGAAGAAGACAGCACTTGGTGGGACTGGTTTAACTAGGAAAAGAATATGTCTTTATTTTATGCTGAAACAAACAATGAGTCTACCAAAGATCTTTTCGAGAAAAGAACCATTTATCAAGGCACAACTTTGGCACTAAACGAGAACAATCTTGTTGACTTTAACTGGGGAGAAAAGTACTACTACGGGCGAGTTTATCGAGATCTTGTGCCGATATGCTTGAGAGAGAACACATTAAAAACGCTCTCATACACAGGAAACCGAGGACAAACACTACAGGCCGTCAACTATGTGCTGGATGGGTTTAACGAGATGGCACTCCAATTTGAAAAAGCCTCAATGCTTAAGAATATCGTGCCTAACGATCCCTATTTATCTACCCTAAAGGTCTACAGGGCATACAACTCTCCATATGTTCAGTATCGTTCTCATAAAAGAGCGTATTTTGCCAGCTTGGCTTCATTCTTCAAAAAGAACCGGATCCGCTTCTCTAGCTTTGACGAGTTTATCAAAGAATTGATGCCCCTTATTCAAGGAACCACCAAGGCGAGTAAATTCACTTTTCCTGGTTTTCTCAAGAGTGGCGATTGCACTGTTTTAGCTAGCGGACTTGCTTTAGAGATAGCCGACTTGTCATACGAGAATGACGATGAGAAGGTAAGACAGTTTCTAGAGAGCCCAAACTGGCAGTTTTATATTAACGCTTGCGATACATACGGTTTTATGGTAGACTCTAATATACCTTGGAGGATTGTGGCAGATATAGATTCAGAATTGACGACTGAAATTGGCGCCCGCTACGGGATGCCTAATTTGGAGACTGTTTTCTCTCGCGCATATAGAAGCGCACCAATAGTCAATCTACAGTCCTTTTCTCAGGATCTTCTGGCACTCTATGATGCTTGTAAAGTGCGGAACTACAAGAAAGCGACCATTCGCAACGGATGCACGACGTACAAGAAGATTTATCCCACAAGATATACACTTTCTACTCTTCTTCGGGAGCAGGGCGTAATTCAGATGATGAAATATTATCTGCGCATCAGGCTTTACGAGGAGCAGCCAGAGTTGACGTCTATCGAGGCCAACAGGCTTATCACAAAAACGGTTGATATCGGAAAAGCGCGTTCAAATTATGCTCGCGCCGTGAAGAATTTTGAGGTCGTCATCAATAAAGAATTTGACAAACGCAGATCTTTCGAGTATATTAAGAGACACCTGGAGGCAAAAGCAGAGGATCTCTTTAGAAGAGAACTTTTACAGGCTTTTGAATCAGATTCGCCAGAGGTGTTGGAAATGCTAGAGACTGAAACAGCATTTAATGAATATATCAATAGTGGAGAAAGTCTGGTTGATGGAGGCACACAGTCCACTGTTGTACCGGAAGTTCCACCATATCTGGAGTCCCATACAGGAGCGAATCAGGCTACGGATCGCCAGGATTCCCCCTCTACATACGGCGCATCTATTCCAGGTCAGGCCGCCATCCAATCATTGCAGGCTTCCGAAGACATCCCGGACCTCTAAATTAAGTGTGAGTAATGTATTTTCAAACTATTGATGATAAATCAGAATGCGTTGGCATTTATACGAATGGGAGGCTGTATTTTGATGACTTTCCGACTGAACTTACGCGCACCTGGAGATATGGCGGCTCCCTTAAAGACAAAGACGTAGAATATGCCTGGATTCGCGGCCACGGTAAAGACCTGCGCTCCGCATGCTCGGAAGAGCTATCAGAAGAGCTTGAGAAACTTCAGCGTAAAATGCGTGCCTACACCAAGACATTCAGAATTGCAAAGGTAAACCTGAACGAGCACTGTATTTTTGATCTCGTGCCGCATGACTTTCTTGCTCGCTATTGTGATGTCAAGAACCAGATTACGGAGCATGTTTTTGAGACCATCGAGAAGCCCGCCAATTACGATCATCTGGTAAAGGTTCACAAGCTGCTTTACAATATCCGCCAGAACCGACTGAATCTGAACACTACAGACTGCCGAAGCTTGCTTCTGTCGTCCCAAAAACGAATGAAAGCACAGGATTTGTGTTCGAACTACTCGTACATCGACTATAACCTCTTTGGGACAGCCACAGGACGCCTCACAACGCTTCCTGGGACTTTTCCGGTACTAACCCTCAAGAAGGAGTTTCGGAAGCTTCTGAAGCCAAATAACGACCTTTTCGTGGCTTTGGATTACAATGGAGCAGAAGTCCGTACATTCATCGAACTTTGCGGCGCTGATCAGCCGGATTATGATATCCATGAGTGGAATGTGCGCAATGTGTTCTCTAACAGCCTAACGCGCGATGAGGCGAAGGTGGAGTTCTTTGCATGGCTGTATAATCCCGATTCCAATGCCTTGAACAACGATTTTTACGACAAGAAGAAATTGCTTGACAAATGGTATAAAGACGGTTATATTATTACACCTTATCAGAGAAAGATGGAAGTTGACGATTGGCGAGCCATGAATTATCTTATTCAAAGTACCACTGCTGATCGTGTTCTGGCCAAGGCGGCCATAATTGATGAGATGTTGGAAGGCAAGAAGTCATTTGTCTCCCACATTCTTCACGATGAAGTGGTTATCGACTACAGCGATGAAGACCGCCCCCTTATTAAGGACGTAAAGGCTGCTTTTGAAGATGGCTATCTGAGCACTATGAAGGCAGGTAAGAACTATTTTGAGTTGACCGGAATGGAGATATGATTTCGATTATCGGAATTGGAAACGCAGCTTCTAACATCGCAGAAAAGTTTAGAGCAGTCGGCAACTATAAGGTGTATCAACTGAATAGCAAGGTCGAACGTAACACCAAGTATAAGAGGAAGTTGAAGGTATTCTCGACACCAGAAGAATACGAAGACAATATTCCTGATTTGGGAAAGTTCTTTGCTGACGTGAATGATCGCGTGCATTTGTTTGTTGTTGGCTCTTCGATGAGTTCAAACTATGCTTTGGGGATCCTGGAACAGCTAAAAGACAAGCAAGTCGAAGTGTTCTATATTAAGCCCGATTCAGAGTTGCTGACCGGGGTTCCGAAGCTTCTGGATAAAGTCGTTTTTAGCATCCTACAGCAGTATGCTCGCTCCGGGCTCTTGAAGTCGCTCACAATCATGAGTAACGAGCTTATCGAAGGTCACCTTGGCAATGTGCCGATCAAGAAATACTATGACACGCTGAACGACTCTGTTTTCTCTACAGTTCATTACCTAAATTTCTTTGAACACAATGAGCCAGAAATCGGAATGGTGGCAAAGCCATTGGACATTTGCCGTATTAGAACTATCGGTTTGCTCAATGTGAAGGATTTAGAAGAAAAGTGGCTTTTTGAGCTTGACATGGACCGAGATGTATGCTATTATATGTGTATAAACAAGGAAAAACTAGAGACAGACGGAGGCCTGCACAAGAAAATCGTTAACCTGCTTAAGAACAAACCGCGAAATGCTTTTCGCAAGATCTCATATGCAATTTATGAGACCGATTTTGAAGATTTTGGGTTTTGCGTTGCCCTAACAAACGTAATACAAAAATACTCTTGACAAGCTACGTCAAGTGTGCCACAATAAGATATCAAGGAACGCTTGATATTCTATAAGTCGATAAGGAGACACTAAAAATGGCAATTGATATGGAACTGATGCGGCGGAAGCTCGCATCCCTTCGTGGAGAAGGACGTGGAGACGACAGCACATCGGTCTGGTTTAAGCCGGACGAGGGCGATACGGATATTCGTATTGTTCCGACGAACGATGGCGATCCTCTCAAGGAGATGGCCTTCCACTATAACGTGGGCGAGCACCGTGGCGGTGTTCTTTGCCCCAAGCGCAATTTCGGAGATGGATGCCCGATTTGCGACTTTGCTTCCGCCCTGTGGCGTGAAGGAACGGCGAACAATGACGAGGATAGCAAGAACCTTGCTAAGTCGCTCTTTGTCCGCCAGCGCTACTTCTCTCCCGTCGTCGTCCGAGGGCGTGAGGATGAGGGCGTAAAGGTATATGGCTACGGTAAGAAGGCATATGAGCTTCTTCTCGGCTATATCCTTGACCCTGAGTACGGAGATATCACAGATGCCCATGAGGGCACCGATATCGCCCTTACTTACACTAAGCCCAATAAGCCGGGTGCATTTCCACAAACGAGCCTAAAGATGCGTCGAAACACATCCCAACTGCTCCCTGATGCTGAGTCTATCCCTGCCCTCCTAGACCGCATCCCTTCGTTCGATACACTATTCGAACGTCTGACCACAGAGCAGGTCGGCGCTATCTTGGATGAGCAGCTTTCTGGCGATGGTTCTGCCGAAAGCCGTTCAACTGAGTCGGCCAAGTACTCCGCCCAACCTACGAATGATGTTGATAAGGCGTTTGAGGAATTGATGGCCTGAACTAACTAGGCATGTGGACCACCGATGGCAGACCGGGAGCAAATAGTCTGCCACATTTTTATACCGGAGGGCACTTGAAGCCGTTGTTTATGTGGGCAGGAGGCAAAACGCGCCTCATTAAGAAATATAAAGAGAAGGCAGTTATGCCTCGTTCTTTTAGCGCCTACGTAGAGCCGTTTCTAGGTGCCGGCGCGATGTTTGTCTGGGCATACGAACAGAATCCTGGTGCGCATTTCGTATTGAACGATTATAATGCATCAATCATGAATGTCTATAAGACTATCCGCGACGACCCCGACAATTTTACAGAACGCCTGGATGAGCTTTCAGCACAATATCTGCCGCTTGAAAAGCCCCAGCGTAAAGAATTTTATTATGCTCTGAGGCAAGAGCATGCATTTGATTACGAAAAGTGGAACAACACTGAAGAAGCTGCATCTTTATACTTTCTGATGAAGACTGGTTTTAACGGAATCTGGCAGATCAATAAGAATACAAACGGACGATTTGGAACCCCGTCGGGACTTCTAAATCAGAAGGATAAGGTGTATGACAAAGATAATGTCAAAGAGTGGCACATGGCCCTTCAGAACTGTCAGTTAATGACAGGAGACTTTGAGAACACCTTCACCGAAGTCACAGACAGCGCCTTTGTCTTTCTAGATCCGCCATATCGTGGCTCTTTCACACAGTATGGTGTTGATTTTGATGACGAGATGCAGAATCGAGTAATTAAATTCTTAAATGACTCGACAAACGTTGGCGCTTATGCTATGATGTCCAATAGAGATGTGGGAGATGGGTTCTTCGAATCCCGACAGGGCGGTAACAAGCTCGTTTACTTTGATGTAACGTATACCGCCGGTCGTAGAAAGAAGAATGATGATGGAACACATAGCGCCAAAAAGGCTACAGAAATTCTAATGATAGGAAACAAGGAAGCATAAAATGTACGATTATGAGTTTGAATGGAAGACCCGAACTGCCAGTTTCGGAGACTATGCAGAATGGATTATGGAAGCGATTGATTCTAAGATCCCTGATTTTTTCACGGATATTGCAGATAGGGTTCTCGATGAATATGCTGATTGCGCAACTGAAGGTAAGAATTATGAGTCTCGCCGTCCTGTTATTGCTAAGCTAATCGAGACGTCCGGTCCTAAAATTATTACTGAAACGATCACTCACAAAGACGAGTGGGGAGAATACAACACTTATGTTTTTGATAATGATGTTTTTGCTAGTACATTGCGAAATTCATTTTTCGACTGGAAGGAAGAGTTGGGCGTAGAGGTAGCTCTACAGCCGTATGGGCTCCGTGACGGTCGTTGCGGCATTAATATTGACTATTGAACTATAACAAGGAAGGAAGCTATAATGGCAAAAAAGACTAAGACCAAGCCTGGAAAGGTTTCAATGAAAGACTTGATGAGTCTTGTTAATAAGAAGGCCGGCGTTACTGTCGCCCACGATCTTACAGGAGACAACCCTACGGAAGTAAAGCAGTGGATTCCGACTGGATCGCGCTGGCTTGATTCGATCATTGCCAAGGGCAAGGTTACCGGAATCCCTGTAGGCAAGGTCACAGAGATCGCAGGATTGGAGGCTACAGGTAAGTCCTACATGGCCGTTCAGGTCGCGGCAAACGCCCAGAAAATGGGTATGCTCGTCGTTTACTTTGATTCGGAGTCTGCCATCGACCCCTCGTTCCTGGAGCGAGCAGGGTGCGATCTAGAGCGCCTGATGTACGTGCAAGCGGCATCAGTCGAGTTTGTTCTGGAGACTATCGAAGAGATCCTCGGTGCGGCTGATGAGCAGGTGCTCTTTATTTGGGACTCTCTGGCTTTTACGCCGTCGGTCTCGGATGTAGAAGGGGATTTCAATCCGCAGTCCTCAATGGCAGTCAAGGCACGTATCCTTGCTAAGGGCATGTCTAAGCTCGTTATTCCGATTGCAGATAAGAAGGCAACGTTCCTTGTTCTCAACCAGTTGAAGACCAACATCCCCCAGGGACCGATGGCGCGACAGATTGCCATGGTATCCCCATACACGACCCCTGGTGGTCGAGCCATGCACTATGCATATTCGCTACGTATTTGGCTTACTGGCCGAAAAGCGAAGGCTGCATTCATTGAGGATGAAAAGGGTTTCCGCATTGGTTCCGAAGTTAAAGTGAAGCTTGAAAAGTCGCGCTTTGGGACAGCGGGAAGAAACTGTCATTTTAAGATTTTATGGGGGACAGAGGAGATCGGCATTCAATGTGATATGAGCCTTTTCGATGCAATCAAGAAATCTGAAAGTCTTACCAGTTCTGGCTCATGGTACACGTTGAGAATGAAAGACGGGTCTGAAGACAAGTTTCAGCCATCAAAATGGGGACAGAAGATGAAAGATCCGGCCTTTAGAGAAAGGGTCTACCAGATTATGGATGAGGAGATTGTACAGAAGTTTGATCGACGGGAGGGCGATGCTAGTGATTTCTATGAAGAATCTGAAGACGCGACCCCACCGGCAAAGAATAAGTAAGGAGATAGAATAATGAGATTTCTAACAGTTGCTCTTGGAGCTTTCCTATTGGGCGGATGTATCCCATATTATGCGGCGTCCCCCCATCCTCGACCTCACTCACAAGCGCAGGTTCAGGCATGGGTATGGGTAGGACACTATAGCGCCCATACTCTTCAATATACGGGATATTGGGAGCTTCGTTGGGTTGATCCTCGCATGCTCCACCAGCATCCCCACCGATATATTCGTTATACTGGCGGCCGTTATCGTCCCCCCGCGAAGCCGACCACGCGCCCAGGCCACCGCAGGCGCCCTGGAAAATAATGCTTGACAAAGCTCTCCGCAGTTGCTATTATAAGATATAAACAGCGGAGGGCTTCGTGTTGACATATACATTCTCTAGCGAGACAGAAAGGCACCATAAGTACACTGGCCGGATCAAGCGCTATTTGGAACTAGCCCGCCGAGTAGCTCACCAGTCAACACATGATGGCTCGCACCATGGCGCTGTCCTGGTTCGCGGAGCATCTGTAATCAATGTGTCAGAGAATAAGAGCAACTTCTGTGCGTTCGGAAATCGATTCCGAAACCAGTACCTTCAGCGTGGTCATGCCACAGTCCATGCCGAATTGGGCGCGATCCTTGGGATCGACCGTCGCAAGACGGAAGGATCTGAAGTTTACGTCGCCCGCGTCGGCAAGAGAGGCAACCTTAAGATGTCCAAGCCTTGTCCGATGTGTGAATCAGCAATGCGCCATGTTGGCGTCAAGCGCGTTGTTTATACTATTAATGAAAAAGTAGCAGGGAGCTACAAGCTATGAATATCTTTGTTTTGGATGAAGACCCGCGGATTGCAGCTACAATGATGTGCGACAAGCATGTGGTTAAAATGATTTTAGAAACAGCACAAATGTTATGTAGTGTAGTGCGCAAGCAAGGCGGCTGGGCTCCTTACCGCCAAACTCATGCCCGGCATCCGTGTACCATGTGGGCTGGAGAATCCGAAGCAAACTGGAGATGGCTTTTAGAGCACGGCAACGCATTATGTGCCGAATACACTCAGCGCTACAGTAAACGCCACAAGAGTCAAAGTATAATCGATTACTGCGACCACCTAGAAATGAATTTTAACACACAAGAACTAACACCATTTGCGCAAGCAATGCCAGAGGAATATAAAGATGAGAACGCAGTCAAAGCTTACAGAGCTTACTACCATGGCGAGAAGTCCAGCTTTGCTACATGGAAAATCAACCCCCCAACATGGTGGAGAACCAATGAAACGACTACTAATTGTTGATGCACTAAACGCATACCTACGAGCTTATATCGTAGACCCAAGCCTTTCGACTAATGGCCAGCCAATCGGCGGACTCAAGGGCTTTATTAAGATCTTGCAGAAGCTTGTACGGATGACCCGCCCCGACCAGATCATGGTTGTCTGGGATGGACCCAATGGCTCAGCTAAGCGCAAGATCATGGATAAGGGCTATAAGGCCGGCAGGAAGCCGCTGCGCCTTAATCGTGCGTACCAGAATTTGACAGATGACGAGCAGATGCTTAATAAGATCTGGCAACAGTCTCGTACAATCGAATATCTCAACAACATGCCGATTATCCAGATTATGCTGCCAGAGATTGAGGCGGATGATGTAATTTCTTACACTACGCGGCTTCCTTATTACGATGGCTGGCAGAAGATCATCGTTTCTAACGATAAGGATTTTATGCAGTTGTGCGATGAGGAGACGGTGCTTTGGCGCCCCACGAAGGACGAGATCTTGAACACTACACGGATCTTGGAATCTGTAGGGGTTCACCCTACAAACATGGCGCTCGCTCGCGCTATTATCGGAGATGCCTCAGACAATCTTCCTGGTGTCCGAGGTGCTGGCTTTGCGACAGTTGCAAAGCGCCTTGGCTTTTTGGCCAGCGAGGAGACTATCACAATTGACGAGGTAATCGATTATTGTGAGGAAAAGTTAGAAGATAGTAATCTTAAGTTTTACGCTAATGTGAGCGAAAGTCATGACCTCATTCGTCACAACTACAAGATGATGCAGCTATATGCTCCACAGATGTCGATTCGAGACAAGCAGTTTGTTAAGAATGCAGTAGAAAACTTTGAGTTTGATTTCAACCGAACAGACATCATCCGTCTTATGACAGAAGACGGGTTTGGTGAACTAAATCTCGAAGATTTGAGGACAAATCTCAACCGGATTGTAAGCAGCAACTCCAATGTCAATAGTTAAAACTTATATCTTTTAGATTGACTTCTAGAGTGGATAGAGTATAATTAGAGTAAGACAGAATACACAGTGAGGGCATAAATGAAAGCATCGGAGGCAGGCCTCGGAAGGTACGGAAAATCCTTCCAAGAAGGGCTAGTTCAACTGATTTATGAAGATAGACCGTTCGCAGATCAGATCACTGAGGTCTTAGATCGCGACTTTCTAGAGCTAGACTATCTAAGAATCTTCCTTAAGCAGATCGTAGACTATCGAGATCGCTACAACCGACACCCCTCGGTGGAGGCGGTGGCCACTCTCCTTAAGACAGGACTAGACGAAGAAGAAGAGGTGTTGCAGCAGCAGGTGCGTGAGTATTTTCTTCGCATCCATAAGCGAGAGATGACTGATATTGAGTTTATCAAGGAAACCTCTCTCGATTTTTGCAGGAAGCAAAACCTGAAGGAAGCGATGCTCAAGTCGGTTGGGTTGCTTCAGAATTGTTCTTTTGACGAGATCTCCACAGTTATCAACGACGCACTTAAGCTGGGCTCAGACAACAACTTTGGCTATGACTATATGGCTGATTTTGAAGCTCGTTTTATCCCAAAGTATCGACTCCCATGTACGACAGGTTGGACAGAGATCGACAAGCTCTGCGGCGGCGGACTTGGAAAAGGCGAGTTGGGTGTTGTTATCGCCCCAACTGGCGCTGGTAAGTCAATGGCCTTGGTGCATCTTGGCGCCCAAGGAGTAAAGGAAGGAAAAACAGTTGTCCACTATACTTTAGAACTTCAAGAGACCGTAATCGCCACGCGATACGATAGTTGTATTACAGGCTATCCACTTTCGGACGTGATTAATTTTAAAGACGAGGTTTATGAAGAGATTAAGGATATCGATGGCTCGCTGATTATCAAGGAGTACCCTACAAAATCCGCATCAACTAATACCATTCGCACGCATCTCTCAAGGCTCGAAAAGAGAGGAATAAATCCTGGAATGATCATTGTGGACTATGGAGATTTGCTGAAGCCAGTTGTAGTGAGAAAAGAGAAAAGAAGCGAATTGGAATCTATTTATGAAGAGCTACGCGCTATTGCGACTGAATTTAAGTGCCCAATCTGGACGGCCTCTCAGACTAATCGCTCCGGCTTGAATGCGGAAGTGATTACGATGGAGCAAATTTCTGAGGCCTTCAGTAAGTGTTTTGTGGCGGACTTCATTTTTTCCATCTCGCGAACGATTGAAGATAAGCAGAACAACCAAGGCAAGATGTTTATTGCAAAAAATAGAAATGGCCCCGACGGAATGGTGTATAATATCTTTATGGACACATCTAATGTGAACATCAAGATTATGCCGTCACCTCCTCCGGGCTCGCAGACCTCAACAAATGCTGGTGCCCCTCCGCCACCTCTGGGTCCTGGATTGCAGAAGCAGCTTTTGAAAGACAAATACAGCAAACTTAAAAGGAAATAAAAATGAGAACACTTAACAATATTCGGCGCTTTAGATTATCAGATACTTTTATAGAGCCCTACACGGTCTCTGAGGTGCCTTGGGGCCCCCTTGGCTATGTTACGTTTAAGCGGACATATGCCCGCAGGTTGAGCGAATTTGAAACAGACGCCCCCGGCACTGAAGAATGGTGGCAAACTTGCCGGCGTGTTATTGAGGGAATGTTCGATATGCAAAAGCAACACGTCTTCCTGCTGGGTCTGGAATGGAATGACGCAAAGGCCCAGGCGACAGCTAAGGATGCTTACGACAGGCTGTTCAGCTTGAAGTGGACCCCTCCCGGCCGCGGCCTGTGGATGATGGGCACTAAGTTTGTTGAAGAGCGTACTGCTGCTGGTCTTTTTAATTGTGCGTTTCGTTCCACTAAGGATCTTAGTACCAAGGGTGGTTATCTATTTGCATGGATGATGGATGCACTCATGCTAGGCATCGGTGTCGGGTTCGATACCGAGGGTGAAGGAAGTATTACCATTCGGGAACCGCAGTACACTAATGATGTTCTTGTTATTGATGATTCTCGCGAAGGTTGGGTCGACTCTGTCCACATGCTGCTTGATGGGTTTATTTTCGGCGGCAAGGTGCCAAAGTTCGACTATTCGGCCATTCGCCCACTCGGCGCTCTTATCCGCGGCTTTGGGGGAACCTCTAGCGGACATGGACCTCTTAAGGAACTACATCAAAGCCTCACAGAGCTATACTCCTCCAAGATCGGTGAGCCTATCACATCCATAGACATCGTAGATACTGAGAATCTTATCGGTCGATGTGTTGTTGCCGGCAATGTTCGTCGTTCCGCGGCACTCGCTATGGGCCGCCATGGCGATAAAGAATATCTACAAATGAAGAACGATGACGAGAAGCTATACCATCATCGTTGGGGCTCTAACAACTCATGCAATGCCGCGGTCGGAATGGACTATGAATGGCATGCCGAGCAGTCACAGAAGAATGGAGAACCTGGGTACATTTGGCTTAACAATGCGCGTACCAAGGGCCGATTTAAGGACGGTACTCGTTTAGACGATATTAATGTTGCTGGGTTTAATCCTTGCGTTGAGCAGCAGCTTGAAGATGCCGAATTGTGTTGCTTAGTCGAGACCTTTCCAGCAAAGCATGATGATTATGAGGACTATCTAAAAACTTTGAAGATTGCGTACCTGTATGGGAAAACCATTACATTGTCCAATACTCACTGGCCTGAAACTAACGCTAAGATGCTTAAGAATCGCCGGATCGGACTGTCACAGTCGGGAGTTGTTCAGGCATTTAATAAGTTCGGCCGCCGTCAGGTGCTGAAGTGGAGCGACACAGCATATGAATATGTGCAGAAGCTAGATGAATATTACTCCAATTGGCTATGCATCCCGAAATCAGTCAGAATGACCTCGATCAAGCCTTCCGGCACTGTTTCGCTGCTTAACGGGTCTACCCCCGGAATCCACTTCCCAGAGTCCGAGTACTATATCAGGAGAATTCGGTTTTCAAAAGATTCGGAACTTCTGGCTCCTTTGTCAGAGGCTGGTTATAAAACTGAGGAAGACGCCTACTCACCTAATACAGTTTGTGTTGAATTCCCGGTTCATGAGCCGTTTTTCACTAAGAGCAAGAAAGACGTGTCGATGTGGGAGCAGCTAGAAATCGCAGCACAGTATCAGCACTACTGGGCAGACAATTCAGTCTCTGTCACAGTGACGTTCAATGATGCTGAGGCTCCCCAGATTAAGAATGCGCTGGAAATGTACGAATCACGCCTCAAGGCTGTTTCTTTCTTACGGTACAAGGATACAGGATACAAGCAGGCGCCGTATGAGCCGATCACGAAGGAACAGTATGAGGAGCTTATTCAAGACATCACTCCGATTCGGAGATTTATGACAGAAGAAGGCGGCGCCGGTACAAAGTTTTGTGATGGCGAATCTTGCGAGATATAAAATCTAACAACACTAACCAAAAGGATAGAGAATATGTTTAAGCCAGTTAATAGATATGTGTGGATTAGGTTACCCGACATCCCCGAAAACACGACCGAGACCGGGATCGTGCTTCCTGATGATTATAAGACAAAGGAAGAGCGACACATCACAGCCGTAGTAGTAGACGCCGCCACAGACGTTCGGTTTCCTATTGCGAGCGGTTCTAAGGTGGTGGTGGATAAATCCATGGTTGAGGAAATTAATGTTAATAACGAACTATTTACCTTAGTTCTTGATAATTACATTCTAGGCACACTATAGGAAGCCCTAAAGAGCGTCATCGACCGGGCTATATTAATTTATGGGGATCGACAAGAGTTTTTACAATCAGGCCTCGGCAGCAAAGTTAGGATGGGAACCCTCTTGGTTTGGGGAAAAACATTTTGATGAGAATTTAGTGCGTGCAATCAAAAAATGGCAGAAGTTTCGCAACCTTATGGCTGACGGACTTTGTGGTCCCACTACTTTTCGTCGTATCTGGACCGAGAGGCAGGAGGCTGTTACTAATACGGTCGATGAAGAGCCGAAATACTCCAATTTCATAATTTACCATGGCGATTTTTGCCCTATTGAGTGGGAAAAGGTTGTTCTCTGGACCGATGAAGGCGGACTTAAAGCAGACCCCGGTTCCTATTACGATTATACCGGCCGCCCGAAG